GAAAGGTGGTGTGCATAATTATATATAGAGGAAGACTGATATGCAGATTGGATTAATTTTGTCTTTTTGTCACTAGATAGTGAGGGATGAAAATGAGTTGGCAACTTTTTGATAGATTGAGGGCGCTGTTTAAGCAGGGTAATATATATCGACAAGACCAATTACATCAAGACCAAGTCGATATTGAGAGACTAACAACAGGCAAGAATTCACTTAATTTAGCTACATATGGCGTATTGCTTGAACAGACCAATTTACAGATCAATCGTCTTGAGCGTTTTAAAGATTATGACCAAATGGATGAAATGGGTGAGATTTCAGCATCACTCGATATGTATGCCGACGAATCGACATTGATTGATCCTGAATATAAACATAATGTCATGATCAGGTCGAAATATGCTAGAGTTAAGAGTGAATTGTCCGATCTATTTTATTCCACATTATGCGTAGATAGTGTACTCCGTTCATGGGTCAGATATTTATGTAAATATGGTGATTTACCACTTGAAATCGTGCCAACTAAGAACAGGGATGGGGTTGCATCAGTCAGATTTCTGAATGTCTATAATTTCTCACGAGTTGAAACCAAAAAAGGGGATTTGATCGGTTTCTTTTATCAAGACGAAGGTGACACACAACCTACGTTTATGCATCCATGGCAAGTAGTACACATGCGACTTGATTCTCTTGAAAACATATTCAAACCATATGGCAGAAGCATTTTAGAAGGTGGTCGTAAAGATTTTAAACGTCTTCGCCTGATGGAAGACGCTGCATTGATATATCGGATTACTCGTGCGCCTGAACGGCGAGTGTTTAAAATACCAATTGGTGAAATACCGGCACAGCAAGTCCCTACATATATGGAAATGTTCGCCAGAAACATCAAAAAGCGTAGGTTTTATAATCCATCTACTGGGCAAATTGATGAACGGTGGTCACCATTAATCCAAGAGGATGATTATTATCTACCAAGAAGACCAGATGGCACTGGGCCGGAAGTCGACACGTTGCCTGGTGGTGAGAATTTAGATCAAATTGCGGACATTGAATATTTTAAGAAGAAGATGATATCGGCTATGAAAATACCGTTTTCGAGAGTAGGGTTAGGAGATGCTGGAGAAGATGGACGTCAATCATTGTCCCAAGTTGCACCAGAATTTGCAAAAGCCGTGCAATATGTTCAACGGGTCACTGCGATTGGATTGCAGAAGATTGGATTGGTACACCTTGCATTAAAGGGGATCTCGGTAAATGAAATGAAACGAGTGGAATTATATCTTCCGGCATCATCTGCAATTGATGAATTATATCGAATAGAGAAATGGGCGACTAGGGCGGATGTCATTGCTAATTTGAAGGACACTGGATTATTCGATCCAGTATGGATATTAAGAACGTTTACTGACATGTCTGAAGATGAGATAGTAAAAATGCAAAAGAATATGAAATCATTGCCTGAGGAGCCAGCACTTGGTGAGATGCCTTTGCCTGAAGGCGTGGAAATAGACCAAAGGGTCATTGCTGAATCGAAAAAATTAGACTCTGATTATGGAATCTTTAAAGAGCGGATGAAACGAGTGATGAATGAGGAGGAAATTACCTCCAACATGTTGGTGAACATGATCAACAATAATGAACTAGATGGATTAAAGAAAGATGATGAAATCCTGCTTGAACACAACATCGATCGAGTATCGATGCTCGAAATAATCAAAGAGTGTAGAGAATCGTTTATAAAAGAACGTAATGAATTTATAGAGAAACAAACCAAGGCACAATCCATAGTGCAGGATGAAATAACAGAAACTGACATACCTTCATAATTTTTCGCAAAAATATTTTTGTTAGATTGTGGATACAGAACCCATCAAAAAAGGAGAACCAAAATGTCTGTGAATCAGAAGAAAACGACATCCGCAATTACGATGGATGCTCGTAAATTCCTGCACGGAATCAATGAATCTGCACAAGCGAAAATTGTCTTTTTCGAGAGATTGATTAAGAAACTCGGTGATGCACAACAGAAGAATTGGAAATTAGTAGCGTTACATCCGAATGAACTGATGTTCGAAGACGTTGACACTCACGTTTATTGTCAGGCGACGATCAAGCGTGATAAAGGCGGCAAATTGTCAATTGAAGACATCAAGAAGATAAATGTCGTTGAAGAAAAGAAAGAGCAATTGTTCAACCAATTTTGCACTGAATTGGTTGAGGCAATATCCGAAGACAATCAACACAAAGCCGAAGTCGCATTCAACAAGATCGAATCATGTCGTTTTCGGCCGAATGTAATACCACACAACGGACACGTTAGAACGCGTGATGGTCGCACGCACTATGTCCCGGTCATTGAATCCGTGGTGGCCGAAGACAAGAAATCAATCATCGTTGCTGCGGCGGTTAAGGCACTCAAATCTGATGTGAAAATGAGTGAAGGTAGATTGGTATCTGCAACTATCGTCGAAGCGAATGACAAGAAAACCATTACGTTGCCAATAGACGAACTCGTGCGTCGGCGCGTAGTGGCGAGGAACATGCGGGCTGTTGCTGAGAATGCCTGGAAACAACAGGAATTTCAGGAACATGTTCAGACGATCGCTGGGCTTATAAGTGAATCGAAAATTACCGAATCAGTCGAATATGCGGCGAAATTTCTGAATGAATACCAGGAATTTTCATTGTTGGACAAAGCAGAGACCAAGAAATTAATCGAAAACGCGTTGATTTCGACTGGATGTTTCAATTCAGCATTAATCGAAGATTGTAGCGTCTTGTTTTATAAGACCAATATGAAGATCAATCGTAATGACATAATTGAATCATGGCAAAAAACTGCAGCCAAGACAGAATTTGCTCCTCTTATTTCAGAAGTAAACAAATTAGCGGAATCTAAGAGTTTTGATGAAGATTATGGTGCGTTTCTCAAGAACGTATTTATGGAAGCAGCTGACGTCAAAGAAGTTCGTCGGTTAGCCTATTTGAATAGCATGAAATTGATTCGTAACGTAATCGACGTTGAAGATGACATCGTTGCAGACCAGTTACAAGACCTAATTGATCGACTGGAGACTCCAGAAGTCGATGATGCAACGCTTCGTGAAGCAGAAGATCTATTGGCATCAATATCCGAAGAATTAATGCAAGCCGTTTCTACGTTGGATGATTTTGATAAGATGCCGGGTGAAGACGAGGAATTGCCAGAAATTGAGCCTGAACCAGAAGTCGAACCAGGGGCCGAACTTGAAGCTCCGGAAGGTGAACCTAGTGGGACCATCGAAACTCCGCCTGAGGCTCCAGCTGCAGCTCCTGAATTAGAAGTTCCAGAATCAGTCGATGCGTCTAAAATCATCCCAATTTCGGAAATGAATGAAGATAAACTTGTTGAGGAATTAGCCTGCTGGGAAAAGAATCATGAATTGTATGTTACCGAAGATGGCATTAAGGATTGTATGAAACAACTTAATGAATATATTGATCGTGCAGAGACTATCAATTGTCAATCTTTGGCCGAAAAGTTTAGATCGATGCGTGATCAACATTCAGTAATCAGCGAGAAGCAATATTTTGGGATGCCAAGTTTGAAGAAACCGGCAACCAAGATTAAATCAGATTATAAGAAGGTGAATGGCGTATCGCAAATGACTGGTAGTAATCAGAAGGGTGAAGGGCACAAAATGGACGCAGAAGGAACTGCAATCGGTAGTGGGAAACTCAAAGATGCTGGCCATGAAATGGATCGCGTTGATGGGAGCGTTGGTGACCAACACCCAGCCACAAAAGCGAAAGCCGCTGGTGAAGCTGTTGTGACTCACAAAAACGATCATCCTGCCAACAAAAAAGGCAAGGGTCCAGCAGTTAAGGGTATCGCTGAAGCCATAGAAGGAAAAGCTTGTGAATGTGGTGCGCCGATTGGCGAGGATGAATTGTTATGTCCGAAATGTAAAGGTGCTGGAAAAGCACCAGATGTTAAAAGCGCCGGGACGTCAAACAAATCTGACATTAAATCCGAATGTACATGTGAATGTGGTGCGATGATGGAATGTGATACACAGGTTTGTCCGAAATGTGGCGCACAAAGAATGTCTGAAGACCAAATTAAAGACCCGAAAATTCCGGGTATTGGTTTGAAGAGATCGGCAATTGCAAAAGAAAGTGTCGATGATGACATCGATCAAGCTTTAGCGGAAGTTCTGAAGAATTGCAGCGAAGAAGATAAGAAAGTGAATAAAGAAGGCAACAAAGAATAGATCGGGAAAATAATGGTCATTACACACAATAATAAAAAAGCGTTGGTGTTGCATAGCGATGATAAATTTCATTATTTGTTTTATCTTGAAAAAGGAACAAATAAAACTAAAATAGTTACAACTAAGAAGGCGAAGGAGGAACCAAAATCTAATTTAATATCAAAATCTGACACTGAATCAAAACATCTTGGACCGAGAGAACGAAATTTTATCGCTATGTATCTACACACGGTGAAGCATATACCTATGTCTGATGTTGTAACACAAATTGCGAATGTCGATCCAGAGGAATTGTTGCGTATATATAATGAAATCTCTAACAAATATGCAATAATCGGTAATCGTGTTATAACTAAGGAATTGAAAACAAAAGAAGATAAGTTAGCTAAAGTAATTGCGAGCATGTCATTTCAGGAATTAATTGCATTAGATATCAAAGAGATTGAAGATTATATCAAGGATGGCAAGGTTGAATTTTTCGACGCCCTAGTTATTGTCGAAAAATTAAGTGAAGAGCAAATAGATTACTATTTAGAATTATATGGGAATGGAATCAGAGAAGAGAGAGAAGTGCCTGATTGGCTACAAGCAGCGCGGCATGGTAGTTCAAAACCTGTGGCTGAACCTGTGGCTGAACCTGAGATAACAGGGGTTGGGAAATTGGGGCTTGGTGATTTAATAGCCGCACCTGGTGCTGATGGTCGTCCATATGCGGCAAAAGTATTGAAGATTAAGGGTGCTGGAGGATTTTCGGTAGAAGTCAAGCCACCCACTGAATATGTCGTTTCGGGATCCAAACCAAAACTTGAGAGAAGGAGCATATCAAGTGGTTCGGTTATTGTAGAAGTTGTCCCATTGAGTGTCGAAAGTATTGTACATAAAAGTGCCTCAACTATTCCTGTCAGGCAAATTATTTATAAGGATGGCGAAAGTGTGCCACTATTGACGGTAGTTCCGAAGGATAAAATACAAATGTCCGGTAAATCAGACGTAAGCGTATCTGCACCAGGGGAACGTTTTGTCAAACCATTACATAAGACTGAACAAGAGGCCATTGCTGATCGTGCGGCAGAAAAACGTGCAGCAAGGGAACGCGCAAAGGGAACTTAAGCATCTACGATGTGTGCTGCATTATGTTGACCAATTTTTTCGATCTGTTTCCTACTTGTTTATGCCATTTGGAATTGACCATTTCTTTTGCAGCTTTTCCATAATCACGAACCAACAATGCTTTCCGCATTTCGACGAATTTTGCCAGTCTACCCGGTCCCAAATTATATGCCATGTCAATTATTATTAATTGGACGTTGTGCGGATGATCGGATAAATTGATAAAAGCGTTTGCATGTTGTCTTGCTGTTCTTACGTCTCCTCTAAATAAGACATCAATGTCTGTGTTTGAAAGTCGCTGACCCTTCATGATGTCATTTATGTCATATCCAAGTTTTTCTAATTTTTCTGCGGCATCGGGTCGTTTCAAATTAAAACCGACGCCAATAGTTGGAACACCCATCGTGTCCAAATAGACTTTATCTCTTCTTCCTTCGTGTGGTTCGATAAATGCCATCACCATATCATCCGACAATGTTTGTGTTTGAATAGGTAATTTTTGTGTTGATTGTGGTGTTGGTGTTGATTGTGGTGTTGGCATTGATATTGATTGCGACTGGCGTGGATGTGTGTCTATGTTCGTTGGCATGGTCAATGCAGCCGCACCAATCATAGCCGCATTTCTTATGAATTTTGGCCATGCTGGAGCTTCATGTAGTGGGGTTAATTTCATATGATATTTTTTATCAATGTAGGTTCTTTTGCAAATATATCGTTAAGGGAGGAGCAAACCAATGGGTGGATTAATCTCTGACATCATTCCGTTTGAAATTAAGAAATGTGATCGGATAATGGTGGAGGGCGCGTCAGGGTCGCGTCCAGTTACTAGAGTGTCTGGCATTTTCCAGCGTGCAAATGTTGTAAACGCTAATGGTAGGATGTATCCAAGGAAAGTATTATCTAAAGCGGTTGATGCTCTACAAGAGGCAGTGAAATGCCGATCGGTGCTGGGTGAATTTGATCATCCAACTGACGCCAAAATTCATATGGATAGAGCATGCCAATTAATCACCAAAGTGTGGATGGAAGGTGACAACGTTTATGGTGAATGTGAAATATTAGAAGACATGCCATGTGGCAAAATGTTGAAGACTTTGATTGACAATAAAGTGCGCGTGTCGGTTTCGTCTCGTGGCGTTGGCGACATGGAATCAATCAAAGAGGGAGATAAAGAATATCAAAAAGTAATGGATGGTTATACTATTGTGACATGGGATACCGTACATGAACCGAGCGTGAAGGGAACTGAGTTGAGTGTGATGGAAAGTAGAAATCGCATGCTCGATCTTAAGGTGCAATTCGAGCATGAATTGTTGGAAGAAATCAAAGACATGTTGAGGTGATAAAATGGATTTTAAAAGTAAATTATGCATGATTTTGGAAAAAATAACGATAAGAGAGGATCAATATAAAATGCCGTCTGCAGCGCATCGTCTACGTCAGACGTCATATCGTTCATCATTCGGGAAATCACCGTCGTTTGGTGGTGTAACAAATGGAAAGGCGAAATAACCATGTCCATTAGAAATTATTTTGGAGGTGCTTCTGGTTATTATGGCTCATCTAATAAGATGAATGGCCATAAAATGATGTGCAATGAATGGGCACCACAGCAACCGGTATTGATGGCAGTAGTCGTGAGACAGCCATTGATGCAGTTGCAACCGCCGCTGTGTTCTGGTTTTACCTATCTTGATGGTACGTCTAGAAGATTTGGGCCTAGTCGTGGTTTTTATAAATCTCGATATTTTGGACCGATTTCTCAATATTAGGGTAATTATAGTATCTCTAGGATTTTCTTCTCATTAATCTCTGACAACCACACATATCTAAACCTTGGCATCAATGCATTAACGAATGTCTCTTTTGCTTTTGCGCTTTTTTGCATTTCCTCTGTGTTTCTTCTAGCGTCAAGCAATATTTGTCCATCACTGTCGGGATAAAGGAGAACATCAAATACGTAGAATGCTTCTTTATATCGTTTCTTATATGGTATGTTCATTTTGTCGAGAATTGGGTAGATATTTAGTCCCTTTTTCTTTATTGCTATCATCATAGATATTTTGGTTTTATTATCATCG